TATCATCGTCTTCCGCCGTTACGTCATCGAACATACGCAAATAGCGTTTAGTCTCAGCCAAGGTTATCGGCTCGATTTCAGGCTGGGTAACGCGCTCCAGATAAAATCTCATTTCAATTTCACCGGATCGGTTTTTTTCTTTTCAGGAGACACAGCATCTTTTCCGGGTGCGCCGTGCTTTACCATTAATTTCCAAGCAGGTGAACCTCCAGCTGGCTTGTCAGTTGTTTTTTCTTGACAATGCCAAACGCTTCCGCCATAAGTCACGGTGTCGCCAAATTCGTATTCGCCTTCTCGCCAAATTCCGCGATAAAGCATGATGCTGGTCTTCAGTTCACGCTTGACGGTTTTCCCGCTTGTGTAAGTTGTGGTGCGGATAATCGTGCGGCCTTCATCCAAGATTTCTTCGTCTTCGCTAGCGATACCATTCATACTAACGACCCAACCAGATTTTTCTAAATCCCCATCGACAATTGGATCGGTATTACGAATTGCGCGAATAATGCCGCCGCGATATTCCACAAAGGTTCCACGGGGATAACTCTTTGAATCGTCAATTCCGGGAAGTACATCAAGCGCCAGCGCGTCCCTGCCCGGCTCTCCGTTTTTGGCTTGAGGAATATCAGCGACCGCTTTTTGCACCGCTTCTAGCACCAACCGCGCAATCGTATCAGGGTGAATTGGTTCAGCGTCCTTACCGTCGCGCCCGTCAGCGCCGTCCTTGCCTGCTTGCGGCGCTGGCATCGCCATAACTGCTGCCTTAGCGTGAAAATCCATGGCTTCTACTATGTTCGCGCGTTCGATCGCAGAATCGACTTTAGCAACAACTATGCTCTCAATTAATTCAGGATCAGCATCCTTTCCATTAGCGCCGTTAGCGCCTGCTGAACCGTCTACGCCTTGAAGAGAAGCAAGCCATTCCACTTCCGTTCCAGTAAATCCGTGCTTACAGGCGATCTCATAAGCACTCATTCCGTCGTTTCCGTCCGCGCCGTCGCAACCGTCCTTGCCGGGAGCGCCGGGCATACCGTCCTTGCCGTGAAGAGACTCCAACCACTTTTCTTCTGTGAATTTGAACTCGCTTATTTCCAAGGCCAATTCAAATGCGCTCTTGCCGTTAAGAGGTTTTGGCAAATCTGAAACAAGATGTTCTGTGAATTCTGTTACTTGCTTAATGATTAGTTCAGTATCAGCGTCCTTCCCGTTAATACCGTCCTTCCCGTTAATGCCGTCAATGCCGTTTCTTCCATCGATTCCTTTTTCACCCGGTTCGCCTTTTGCGCCAGCAGGGATTGATTCGATCCGCTTGTTGATTTCTGAGAACTTAACCCAAACAGGCTCAAGCGATTTCTCGACGTAATGCTTGACTGCCTTGATGACTGCGTCGCCAGCTTCTTTAATCTCAGGCAGCATATGCAAGTTCCCTTGAAATATAGTCGAGCAATGCCGCAGCACCTTGTGACGATGCAGCGTCAGCAGCATTCGCGTCAATCTCTGCCTGCGAAGTTGGAGAAGACGAAACAGTAGGGGTTGAAGATTTTGCGCCGAATGGATTGTCCAGCGCATCGCGCTTCGCTAAAGCAGCGAGAGAATAATTCTGCTCCTGCATATAACAGGTGTCACCGCCATCCGTTGGAGGCAAATCTTCCGATTGCCGTGCCTCGTTCACCTTGAGCCAGCCTCCCTTAACGGCTTCGTTCTTAGCCGTATAGCGAGCACCGGTATCCATGCGAAGCAAGTTGTTCAAGTTTGCTCGCACTTCATACCCAGCAGTCGTCAACCCAAGCCCATCATTCAAGCAAGCTTCCATCGACTCAATTGGGCCTTGCAGACAATCTGAATAATAGGTCTGGTTCAACGACTCGACGCTGGTGCGTGGAGGTTCTGGGCCGCCGAGCTTGAACATCGGGACATGAAAGCACCGCGCAACGTCTTCCACCGTCCATTTCAACTGCTCAATCAACTGGGCATCGGAAGCGGGGATCGTCATTGGCTTATAATCGAGTCCATCACCAGCAACTAACAACCTGCCGAGACTCCCGTGCGCAAAATTCTTTTCAAATTCCGTTTTTAAACGGGCTGCTGTTTCGTCGTCAATGTGACCAGTTGTGGTTAGCGTTCCACTAGGCCGCGACATATTCTGGAAGAAGTGCGTACTGTTTGATTGGATGCGGTTGCCCATTGTTGCGCTCAAGCCGCACGCATAGATTGGCGACACACCAGCGAGCGGATGCCACAAGCTCACCATCATGTCGTGGATTATTTCAGAAGAAGGTACTGTTATACCATCCTTCAACCCAGATAGATTGTCCCTTGAAAGCCTATAGTACACATCGCCATTGTCGGTTACGAGAGGCGTTACCCTGCTAGCATCTAATATATACATCGCGGTAACAATACCACGCGCATCGCGATCCTTTAAGACGTAAGTATTACCATAAAGCAGCTTGGAAATTGTCCACTGTTCAGCGAACTTATACCATGTCTGATATTTATTTGGCTTGTTAATAACACTCAAATAAGGGGAATTGCGTTTTACCTTGACGCTAATGCCCTGACTAAAGTCCTCTTCAAATAATTTAAAACCGAGCTTCGCAATATCCGTGGCGATAATGGTTACACACGCATACACTCCTGAAAATGCAACAATCTCCTTTGGTGCGTCAATATTGATGAACCGCTGCCAGAAACCGCCAGAGGATTCACCAATAAGGCTAAACCAGCCGCGCGTTGAGCTCATAGACGAAATGATTTCTGTCTTCGTCTTAAAGAACGAGGCAACGCGATTAAAAAGTTTCACTTAGTGAGCCTTGCGAGTTGCTGGTTTCTTGGGCTTCGTGACCGCTTTATTGCGCTGCTGCGCGGCAGTCATCACACGAGTGGAATAGGTCTGCTTTCGATCTTGATTTTCCACACGTTTGGCCTTTTCCTGCAATTCAAATACGGCAACATGTGCTTCCTCGCAATCGAATTCCTCACCGATCTTGCGCGGCGTGGTAAACGGGTAAGACATTGGCTGAGTTGCGACCATCCGGACTGTATTCATTTAAAATGCTCCTTGCTGTAGTTGTAAGTTCTTTTTGGATTTGTGTCTTGCGTGCATTTCAGCAATTCGTTTTGCGCGGCGTTCAGGATCGGCCCATGCAGCTTTTAATTTTTCTTTTCGCGCTGCCGTTTTTTCAGGCGTATCGCGCTTTGCATATCGTTTTGCTTTTGCCTCTGGTGAGTGCATTTTGGCTAGTCTGTCTTCACGAATTGCAGGATCAGAAAATAAACCTTTCATGCTGCCAGAAATTCTTGCGTTTCGATCTTCGACAAAATCAGGAGTTTCGTTTTTCATTCTTTCCCAAGCTTTCTTTTGAGCCTCTGAATTCTTTTCTTTTGCTCCGGGCTTTGCTGCTTGGATTTTAAGCGCTGCGGACATTTTTGCCAAGGACTCAGGATGCATATTATGATTCCCGTCCCCTCCACTTGTCATGTTTGTCAATTTGTGACCTGCTTCGCGATATGCTGCAATATAATACCGCTCTAATTCTTGCCAATCTTCGCCTTCTTCAACAAAGCGAATGATCTTCAAAATTGGAAGAATATTTTCTTCCAACAAAATCCTAATCCATTTATAACAATGTGAATCAACGCCATTTTCTGCGCTTTTCAAATGGGCAGCAAATCTACGTTTTGGATTCTTTGCCTTGCCAATGTATCGAATACATTTCGACACAGGACAATATAAACCATATATAAAACTTTCCATTTCGCTTCCTCCTATAGAAACCCTAGAAAAACATAATGCGCCGAACTCGCTAGGGACGAGTCTTTCGGAAGCTATCCTAGGCGCATTATTCAGTGTTGACTTATTGCTAAGTCATTGATTATGCAGTATATTGAGCATCTTTTATGAATTGCACAGCAAACGCCCTTCTTTTCGTCCAGTTAATATGGCGAATTGCGCGCAGCGCCACAGAGTCCGTCTGGAACATCGACACCATGCTGGTCGCGACCGTACCACTTGTAGATTGATTGGTCGGATTGTCCAGCATTTCGATCGAAGCTTCTTCGGAGGCGTCGATCGTGATGCCGCCTTCGTCCGCCATCGCGATGTTCTGCGGGGAGATCAGCACCATCAGGTGGCCTTCGCCAGAAACCGGCGAACCAACCATCATCGCAGACTGCGAAACGATCACAGGATAACCCATGAACGTGCCGCCGTCCGGAGTCATAGACGGATAGAGCGGGGTGCCCAAGGACGTGATCATCAGCGAGATTGCGCGAGCAGTCTTCGGCGTCATTACCCACACAGCTCCTTCCGAACTCAGGTTG